ATGGCCGTTTCCGGCCTGCATGGCATGATTTGCGCTTTTGGACGGGAGATTCAGCGTGCTGATTGGCTATGTAAGGGTATCAACAAATGACCAGAATACAGACCTGCAACGAAACGCTCTTGTTTGTGCAGGATGTGAACAAATATTTGAAGATAAATTAAGCGGGACAAAGACAGACCGACCGGGATTAAAACGCGCTTTAAAGCGCCTTCAAAAAGGTGACACGCTGGTTGTCTGGAAACTGGATCGCCTCGGGCGAAGCATGAAACATCTGATTTCTCTCGTCGGGGAACTACGGGAGCGAGGAATTAATTTTCGCAGTCTGACCGACAGCATAGATACATCTTCTCCAATGGGGCGTTTTTTCTTCCACGTGATGGGTGCCCTGGCTGAAATGGAACGTGAATTAATTGTTGAACGTACACTGGCCGGACTGGCGGCAGCACGCGCACGGGGGCGCACAGGCGGACGTCGACCGAAGCTGACAAAAGAACAGCATGAGCAAATAGCAAGGCTGATCAAAAACGGGCACGACAGAAAACAACTGGCAATAATTTACGGCATTGGTATATCGACGATTTATCGTTACCACCCCGCAGGAGAATCAAGCGGAACAATAGAGAAGAGTCAGGAAACAAAATAACCGCTAATCTGACCATTAGCGGTTTTTGTGTTAAATCAGAACAGCCCTTTAACGGAGCTGGCCGCGCTGTTAAGGGATGATGTGACCTTATCTTTGAAGCCGGACAGCATATCACTGAACGATGAGGATTGCAGGCGCTCCCGCAAATCCTCATCACAGCGTTCAAGAGTCAGTGAAAATTCTATCTTTTTCGCCTTACCGTAGCGATCAAACTCGGAGCGGGTCGTATTCGTTTCAGTCAGTACATACATGCCGTAAATCTGCCCGACACCATCAATCAGAGGCCAGGGGCGTCCTGTATATGCCTGCGTGGTCAGCAGCGAAAGCGACACTTCGCCACCTGTAATTTCAGGATAAAGCACGCCAGAAAGCACGATGCGATCATCACCTGCACCGATATACTGCCAGCTTGCTGAGCGATTTACGCGCTCATTTTTCACATGCCGCCAGCTTTTGTTTTGCTGTAACTGCTGATGCGGCAGTGTGCGCAGCTCAAAAACAAACATGCCGTAGATCATCATCATGACCATGACTCCTCAATCTTTATCGTAAAAACTACCACGTCCGGCACGGGCGCGCCGTTCCACCTCTGCCCTGACCATTTCACCGACCAGTTTCGCCAGTTCGCGGGGATTCTGCGTAACAACGTTATGCAGATGGACATGAATTTCACCGCCAAATCCGGAGACAGCAGGCTCCCGATTACGGGAAGCTGCAGGAACTGATGCCACTGGCGATCGTATGGCCTCCGCCACCGGGCGGGAGCTGGCCGCAACAACAGGGACCAGCGCCGGAGGCAGCGGAGCCGGGACCACGGGTGTGATATTAATTGCGGGGGCAGGCTTACTGGCCTGCGCAATCTTCCGCTCCTGCCACTCCCCACGAACGGCAAGTGCGCGGGGCAGGTTCTTAAAGACAATATCGCCGGGGCCAATGCGTTTTTTCGTCTCATCAACCAGCTTACCTGTGTTATCAGCAATTTTGCTGAGTCTGCGCAGCGTACCGATATTGCTGTCTGTGAGCGGTTTATTGTCTTTGGGGTTATCACCTCCGGTGCCATTGCCATTTTCCACAGGCTTCGGCGGATTGATTTTCGCCAGGTCCCCCTGAAGCAAGGCAACCTTGTCCTGAAGAATGGCCGCACGCTGTGCGTCTTCGATTTTCTTGCGCGCCCTTTCCGCTTCATCCGGAAGCACACCAAGCTTTTCAAGTATCCACGCCAGCGTATCCAGCAACATTTTTGCAGGTGTCAGAACAAGTTGTAACGCACCGCCAAGAACGTTACCGAATATCTCGCCAGCACTGGTACATTTATCCAGAGTTTCCTTGCTGGACTCCATCGGTGACAGCAGCGATTTAAACCAGTTAAACACCTGGCTGATCCCACTCCCGATTGCGTCAAAAACAGGACCAAACCGTTCAAAGGTTTCGCGCAACGGGGTCAGCCTTTCCATAATCCCGCTGAACACCCCGGCAAAAAATGCCCTGATGGGATCCCAGTATTTCCAGATAAGAACGGCAGCTCCGGCAAGCGCAGCCACGATAAGACCAACCGGACTGAACAACGCCCCGATAGCGCCTCCCAGTAAAGAAACGGAACCCGTCACCATTCCCCATAGTGCTGGCTGAACCCTGACAGCATTCATTGATCCGGTCAGGAGGGAAAAACCAAGACGCAGTTTTGCCAGCGGGCCAGCAAGCACACCAATAGCCAGCGACAACGAGCCAACCGTTGCAGTCATTGCCAGCAGTGCACCGCCTGCAATCAGTAGCTGGCGCGTCAGTGCGGGATGGGCCTGCGCCAGCGCCGTCACCTTTGATACCACACGCGTGAGCCACTGCGTGACAGAACGCAGCGGACCGTCAATCAGATCTGCAATGCGGATGCGCAACCCTTCCCATGCACTGCTGAGTGATTTCAGATCGCCGTCAAGGTTGTTGGCCATAACCTTTGCCGTGCGTTCAGCCTCACCGCGCGCGCCTTCAAGTTCTTTTCTCAGTTTGGGTAAGGAGCCGTCACCTGCCGCATCAACGAGGGCCATAAATGATGTGAAAGCCTCTTCTCCGGCAATGTCCTTAAAGAACGATACCCGGTCAACTTCCCCGTATTTGCGGGTGGCTTTATAAAGGTCGGCCAGCACATCCTCCATCGGGCGCATTTTGCCGTTCGCATCAGAGACAGCCACACCAAGCTCTTTCAGCGCCTCTGCTGCCGCCTTTGGCGGTGATGCCAGACGAGCAAGGCTGGCACGCATTGCCGTCCCGGCATCACTCCCTCTGATACCCATATTCGCCAGCACGCCCGCCATCGCTGCGGCCTGCTCCAGCGATATTCCCAGCTTACCCGCCACCGGACCTGCATATTTCATGGTTTCGCCCAGCGCGCGAAGGTCGGTGTTAGTACGGGTAAACGCCGCAGTAAGTGTGTCGCCGACCCGGTCCATCTGGTCAGCAGAGAGACCGAACTGCGTCAGGATATTTGAGCCAATATCCGCCGTCTCGCCAAGGTCCATACCGCCAGCCGTTGCCATGCTCAGCACGCCGGGAAGCGCAGCCTGAATGGCTTCTGGTGTGAAGCCAGCCATAGCAAGAAATGCCTGCCCACTGGCGGCATCACTCGCAGTAAACTGCGTTTCAGAGCCGAGCTTTAGCGCCTGCTCACGCAGCGCCTTAAACTGCGGGCTGTTCTGGTCAATTCGCGTCAGCGCCTGCACACGGGACATCTCTTTCCCGAATCCGATAGCGGGCTGCAAAAAACGCCCGGCAGCATAGCCGCCAGCCGCTGCCGCACCAGTTGCCAGCGCACCACCCGTTTTCAGTTTTCCCGCTGTTTCCTGCGCGCGTGAATACTGCTCACGCGCCCGCGTTACACGCGCAAGCGCCTGTCGTTCGCGTTCAAGCTGGTTGTTGTACTGTTCGGTGCGTCTGATGGCCTGCTGGATGGTGTTATCGCTGCCTGTCAGGGAAATACCGTGGCGTTTAAGCTCTCCGCCAAGCTCCCGCATTTTCTGAATTTCCCGCGTGCGCGATTCATTCAGGCGTTCAAGCCGGGTGCTTAACTGCTGCATCAGCCTTTGTTGTTTTTCGCTGAGCACAGTACCCGTGCGTTGTAACTGATGAAGGGCGTTAAGCTGGCGTCGTGCTTTCACGATGCCAGCATCCGCTTTACTGACAGCATCGCGGGCGCGCTCAAATGAACGCGCCTGACGCTCGAGATTTTTGATCGCCCCCTGCGTTCGCTGGATGGAGTCACCAAGCTGTCCCATCAGGCGGCGGGCGTTTTCGGCTGGCCGGGTCAGCCTGTCAACAGCACTGAAGGCGACCCGAATGTCAAGAGTCTTCATCGTCTGCATTCCCACTGCGAAGTGCCGCCCGCTCACGCCAGCTAACCACTTCGCCGGGCGTCATCATGAAGATTTCGGCGGGCGACCAGTTAAAAATAACGGCAATATCTGCCACAAAGTCTTCTATGTGCTCAAAGCACACAACCGTGATCAGGCTTCCGTCGCCTGTTCGTTCTTCCCGCCAGAGTCCGCACCGCTCAAAAAATTTACGGCAACCACACATAACTGAATAAAGTCACGGGATGCCATTTTTTTGATCGTCACTTCATCCAGTCGCGGTGATGTCACGCGTGACAACAGCGTAAACATGGATTCCGCTTTCAGATTCAGCACATCAGACAGCGACAGACCACGCAGGGATCCAGCCTGCTCAATAGCCCCGGTGATCTCCACATACGTGATTTTTTCGTCGCCTCGCTCAATTGGTTGGGTAAGTTTTACGCCGCGCTCGCTGGTTTCTTTCGCAGTATCAGCAACCACCACAGCGTTTTCAGTATCGGTATTTTTCGTCTCTTTCATCAGAAAACTCCTTTCAGTCAGAGGCGACGCACTGCGCCGCCTGCATATTACTTATCAGCCGAGCCCGAGCGCGGAGCGGATGCGGTCGGGTACAATGTCCTTGCCATCCTTCCGGTAGATGTGGTTCACCAGGTCAATTTCCCACACCGGACGATCGTTAATACTCAGCTTGTAGTAGGTGTTTTTGACAGCGTAAGTGTGTGACGTGGCTTCGCCCTGTTTGGCCTCCCCCATATCAATTTCCGTCACACGCCCGCGCATCTCGATTTCATACAGGTCGCTTTCTGCATCGGTGTAGTATTCACCCGCAAAACGCAGCAGCGTGCCGTCCATTGTTCCGCCATATTTAAGGAACAGCGCACGAACGGCGCCACCCATGACAAAACTCGCATCAAGCGCGGAATCGTCCAGACCGAGGTCGATACTCACCGCCCCCATCATGCCACCACCACGATAGCTGTCGGTTTTACGCGTCAGTTTAGGCGGGGTGACAGACGTCACCTTACCCACTTCATTTTCACCATCCACAAACAGCGTAAAAAAACGAAGATGTTTTGGTACGGCCATTAAGCACCTCCAAGCACTGCAAATGCAGGACCAAAGAACTCATCAGTGAACGCCTGGTAAAGCTCCGCATCTTCCAGCGGAGGAATGGGCGTATATTTATAGCGAATACGCACGCGCCCCTGTCGTAATTCTGTGGTGCTGTTATCCACGATGTCATACCAGCACGATGCGCCAATCAGTTTCCCGGCAGTAACCAGCGAATCCAGTTTTGCCCTGATGCCACTGATGACGTCCTTCACGTTCGCGGGCGTCAGTGGACTGTCGATGGTTTCAAACTGCGCTTCCGCAATTGAATCAGCCAGCACCTGTGCGGTTCGGGTATACACCTCAAAGATGTAGGCGTTCGTTTCCGGTGTGCGGTTGCCCCAGAAGCGGAACCCGTTGCGGCGAATGATGGTTGTGATTTCTTTGTTGTTGAGGCTGTTGGCGTCGCTGTCATCAGCCTGCAACGACCAGAACACATGCCTGGACATCCCCAGCACATTTTTGACCGGAACATTGGACAGCGATTTGTGCCAGCCCTGCTCATGGTCAATGTGCGCACGAAGGCCGCACGCATAGGCTGGCGCGGGGAAAACCTCATTCTCGCCACTTTTCGGGTTGTAAGCGATGAAGTCCGGCCACAGGAGCATCAGCTCGCGTTCGTTGAATTTTTCACGGTATGCAATGGCTTCAGCCATCGTGTTACAGCCATGACAGGAGGCATACACAAACGCGCGCAGTTTACCTGCAATCACGCACAGGGATTTTGTCACCGCCTCCGTGTCCAGCCCCGGCGCAGCCAGAATACGCGGACGGTATCCGATGCTTTCATCCTGCTCTGCAACAAGCAGCGCATACATCCCCGTATAGCTGCCGTCGGATTCAGAACCACCGATAACCAGTTGATCCTGTGTTTTTCCGTCTTCTTCTTTGTGTTCAGCCACGCGAACGACGATCACCTTTGTGCTCACCTGGTCTGCAATGGGTTTCAGCGCACGGTACAGCGTCCCCGTTGTCCCGCATTTTCCCAGCACGTCATTGACGCGGGTCACTAATGCAGGCTTGTTCAGCGGGAACAGCTTCGCGTCCGCATCGTCCGCCGTTGCCACGATACCGATAACGCTGGAATCAACGTCGTTAATTGCTGTTACCAGGTCGGTACTTTCCGTAACGCGGGCGCCATGAAAGCGAGTTTCACTCATAGTTCCAGCCCCTTGTATCCGTTAAATGATTCGGCAACAATCATCACCCACCACGCGCGCAATCTCATCCCTGCGCCGTTCTTGCCGCCCGGCGACAACAAAAAGCAGTAACCCCGCCTGCACACACATGCGACCATGCTGCACAGGGAGGGAGCCGATGATTGACACCACCATGCAACTGTTCAACCAGAGTACTGACCCCGTGAAGATGCCTGATTTTGATATTCTCGCGGAGGGGAAAACGCTGTCCGGTGTGGCAGAACGCCTGATGAGCCTGTCACTGACCGACAACCGGGGATTTGAAGCAGACCAGCTCACCATCACGCTGGATGATGCTGATGGTCAGTTGCAGTTGCCGCCACGGGGCGCTCGCCTGACGGTTCTCATTGGCTGGAAAGGCGAACCGCTGACAGAAAAAGGCACTTACATTGTTGATGAAATTGCTCATGAAGGACCGCCCGACAGACTGACCATTTCAGCCAGAAGCGCAGATTTTCGGGATGAATTTAACGTCAAGCGCGAAGTATCCTGGCATGATGTGACCGTTGAACGCGTGGTGTCTGCAATTGCTCACCGATACGGCCTGAAACCGCAAATCAGCGAAATGCTGATGGATATCGAAATCGACCACGCAGACCAGACCGAAGAAAGCGACATGTCCTTCCTTACACGCATGGCGGAAATGCTGGGCGCAATCACCACGGTAAAAAGCGGTAATCTGTTATTCATTATGCCAGGTGGTGGCGTGAACGCGCAGGGAAAACCATTGCCATCGTTTGCCATCACACGCAGCAGCGGCGATCGCCATCAGTTTCGCATTGCTGACCGCGAGGCGTATACAGGTGTACGCGCCTACTGGCTTGATCTTAATTACGGGAAAAAGAAAAAAGTCAGCGTGAAACGCCGCAAACCGAAAAAGGAGAAAAGCAGCAGCCGGGAAGGCGACTATATGGCAGGCGCGGAAGGCAACGTGTTTGTGTTACGCAAGACTTATCAGAACGAGCAGGCAGCAAGACGCGCAGCGGCGGCAAAGTGGCAGCAGCTACAACGCGGAGCCGCATTATTCTCCATCACGCTGGCGCGTGGACGTGCAGAACTCTATCCCGAAATGCATGGCACAGTGGCAGGCTTCAAAAGCGACATCGACAATCAGGACTGGATTATCGCAAAAGCCGAGCACACCATTGATGGCAGTGGTTTTATCACGCAGCTTGAGCTTGAAGCAAAAATCCCGGAATGGATAGCAGAAACAGAGTGAGCAACTTAAATGTATTAACTCAGAACGGATCAACACACTCACAACATAGAGTCAATATAGCTGCTCGCTTTGTTCCAGCAAGGATGCCTATTTCTAAGGAAAAACAGAGCAGAAACATATGGTGTTTTTCTACCTGACATCAGGGGTGGTAAGAATCATGCTTTGATAACCAATTGATAACTATTATTATATTAATCTAACACCATTGACATAGTTGAGGTTTGAATGAACAAAAAGCTGTATTTATTCCCAGACTCAAACATTTTTCTACAATGCAAGGCCTTGACGCAGGTAAATTTTTCCGAGATTACTGCTTGTGATGAAGTATGTATCATTATTACAAGGCCCATTCAGCAAGAGATTGACCGCCAGAAAGGGCAAGGTAATTCCCGCCTATCCAAAAAAGCAAGGAAGGCTGCTAGCCTATTTAATCAAGTAGTTGATTCAACTGACATGACTCTTGTTATTCGTGAACGCTCGCCGCGAGTTTTTCTTACCATGGATCTAAGCCTGAAACCATGTGAACAGTTATCTGAACAATTGGATTATCAGGAGGCCGACGATCGTTTTGTTGGTATTGCGGCAGGGTATTGCGCTGACGATCCAGATTCGGAGGTGGCAATCATTACCAATGATAGCGGTCCACGTTTTTCAGCAATAAAACATAATATAATCTGCTATAAAGTGCCTTCTTCATGGTTGCTTCCTGCTGAGCCAGATGAAAAGGATAAACAAATTAAATTGCTGGAAGCTAAGCTGAAGCAATTCACTCAGTCTATGCCCGATTTCAGCATTAAAGCAGCCGATGACGAGCAATTAAATATTGTACTTCCTTATTATACAGCTTTATCTGAATATGAAGTTGATAATTTGCTTTGTCAACTAACGGATGCATTCCCATTGGTTACAAACTTTGACAATGAACAAACTACCCCACAATCACTAGAAAAAATCATCAAGTCATTTAGTCAACAGGAGTATTTCCCTGTATCAGCAGATGATATTTCTCTTTATAAAGAAAAACATTATCCACTTTGGAAAAAGCAGTGTGAAGAAATACTGAAAAACTGTCATACTCATATTAATCCGAAGGCAATAAAATACCCGCTGTCGTTTTTATTACAAAACACAGGTTATACTATCGCTGAACGTGCTGTGGTAACATTTACAGCAAAAGGAGATTTTCGTCTGTGTGGATTTAATTGGGAGATAATGGAAGAGCTGACTGAAAGCAAAAGGATTGACCTACCTTCAGCCCCTACCGCACCCAAAGGAAAATGGCGTAGTGTATGTGGCGTAACAGAAAGAATGCCTTACGCTTGGGGAGCTTTGGAAACACCGCTATCCAGTATAATTTCAAAAGAAATTGGTCCTTTGTTATCTCTTACTCCAACAGAAAGGGATAAAAACGATTTTTATTATAAAGAAAAGAGAAATGTGCCAGTTCAAGTTGTATCGCTGGAATGCGAAGAGTGGCGTCATCAAGTCAAAGAAGAAATATTCCCGTTGTTCGTATATACAGCCAACAAACCAAAGAAAGTGAATGGTGCAATTGAGGTGAGAGTTGATGCAAATAACCTTACCAATCCGGTCATTAAAACATTTAAATTAAAAATAACTATAGAAGAACATAGTGCATTTTCAACCATAACAGAAATGGTGCAGACATACATTCAAGAGCAGAAGAAAAGACAGAAAAGTTCTATTAGCGCACAAATCAAAACATGAGGGTGTACTCAAATAATACAATGCTATAGTAAATCTATAAGTGCATAACTATTTCCTGATCTTTTCCCAAAATAGATGACAGGATAAAAAACATTCCAATCTTTTACAGGCTTTGGATAAATCTTATCAAAGCCTATTTCTTCAAGAGTTAAATCACCGCTTTTCGCTCGAAACGGACTGGCTGTTGGAGTATGAGCCAGAACAACTTAGAATAGCCCCTGCACTACGTTAAGGGAGGTCGCTATGTTCCGTTGTCCGCTTTGCCGCGCATCTGCCCGTATCCGCACCAGTCGTCCTGAAAATGATTCAAACACCGTGCGGCAAAAGTATTACCAGTGTAACAATCTAGAATGCGGCGTATGCTTCTCAACACTGGAAGCTTTCCATAAATTCACATCGAAACACGCCTCCGGCGTTCACTCTTCAGAAGGTATCCCGTGGCATGAGCTGCCAGCTTCACACAGGGGAAACAATCAGATGAGTTTGCCTTTGCCTCAAAATTAACAGGCGGAATTGCCGGAGTAACAAAAAAGCGATAGATTACGCGCGGGTGCCTTTCGGCTAATGGCTGGAGGGAATACCCAAAGGCCGGATGTGGAAAGGCCCCGGAAAACATCTCTGTTTAACCGAGGCCCTGACCATCTAACCTTAGCAAGTGATAGGTTAGCGCCTCCACAAAAAAGGAGCAAGCGCTATGTCGCAAAAATCGCTGATAGCCATCACGTTCTGCGTGACGGTAATCCTCATCATCTGGATGCTGCACGGTTCGCTGTGTGAAATACGGATGAGCTTCTGGGGAGCGGAGTTTGCGGCGTTCTTACAGTGTAAGCAGTAAGGAAACCGCGACGGGGGAGCAATCCCCCGTCAATCGGTTGCTAAGGCTGACCGAATTGGCACCCTATCCCATGGACACAAACAAGAAAACCCGCAGCGTAAATACTGCGGGTTTTCTTTTTGGTACCCTCACAAATGAGGGCACCATCCGTAAGCAATAGGCATAACAAATCAATTTGTTATCATATCGGCAGCAGTAACCACATAAGAGGTGCCGCAGATGATGCAAAATATACGATGCAAAAATTGCTATAAATTACTTGCCCGCGCCTCATTTCACCACATTGAAATAAAATGTCCGCGTTGCAAAACCCTTAACCAGATAACGAGAGCCATCGAGCCCCCCACACACATGAGGAGCTATGACCGTGGGGATCGCAATCCAGCACAAAACAGCCCATACCCAGGAATACACTAAGATTTACCAGACTGACAATGCCACGCTCTGCTGTGGGAATGCACTGGAAATATTGCCGCTGATTGAGCCAGAAAGCATTGATGCCTTAATCACTGATCCGCCTTACAGTTCAGGGGCAACACACAAGGCCGGACGCACCAACCAGGGCAGCCACGCAAAATATCTGAACGGCGAGAGCCTTCACCGCTTTGATGGATTTGCGGGTGAAAATATGGATGCCCGTTCGTGGGCTTACTGGACACAATTATGGATGGCACAGGCATACCGCGCAGTCAGGCCGGGCGGTTATGCCCTGGTGTTTACTGACTGGCGGCAACTGCCAGCTTTAACCGATGCGTTTCAGGCCAGCGGCTTTACATGGCGTGGAATCATTGCGTGGAACAAAGGGAGGGGGTCACGAACACCCCATACCGGGTATTTCCGGCATCAGTGCGAATACATCGTCTGGGGCAGTAAAGGCCATTTAGGTAAATCGCCTTCGGGACCGTTCGACGGCTGTATGACGTTCCCGGTTATCCCGTCAAAGAAACTGCATCCGACCGGAAAACCAGAAGAGTTAATGGCGGAGCTGGTCAAGACTGCGAATAGAGGCGGAACAGTCCTTGATCCTTTTATGGGGTCAGGGACAACGGGTATTGCAGCACTGAAAGCAGGACGCAAATTTATTGGTATAGAAACCAGTGATCATTATTTTGATGTAGCAACACAACGGCTCAAAACGGCGATCGAACCATAA